TCATTCATATTATTTAATTTCTCCTAAAATGTCTCTTATTAAATTTTCTACATTTTCCCATTTGTTTGTTAATGGGTTTTTTACAACTCCTTCTTGTAAAGATTGTTCTCCAGATGGAAACATAAACGCACCTTTGGTTGATGGATTGCTAACAAAGTCAAATGCAATCAATTCAAAATCATCTTGAACTTCATCGGTACCTTCATGTACATTCTTTTTAACACTTCCCATTCCTCTGGAACTAATACCCAACTTAATACCACAGTTGAGTAATTCTTTTAAAATATTGCCACTTGGTGTAGTTAAAATTTCTACTTCGCCCATTAAATCATTACCATTCCAATACATTCTTTTTACATTGTGACTTACATTCTTTAAGTTCACAACGCTACTGTCTGGGTGATCTAATTCGCCTAGTGCTCTTCTTTCTCTGATGAAATTTTCATCATATTTTTGAGCTTCTCTTTGTAAAATTTCTTTGCCGTATACTCTACCGTTTTGATTTTTTGCTTCGGCTCTTTGTAGAACACCTTGTACAACCAATGGTCCACCTTTAGACATTGCTTCTTTAAGTACAGATTTATCTACATCAAATGTTATACAATCTACTAATAGTTTTTTATTCATATATATTATACTCCTTTTGTTGCAGTGTTTGTTGGTACAACAGGAGCAACTGGTGTTGCTGGAGCTTGTTGTTGTTTCTTCTTTGCAGAAGGTGTAACAACTGCATTACCTAAAATTTTGATTTGGTATGGTGCTTTAACAAAGTATTCACTTTCTTTTTGTTTACCTTGTTCTCTACCTTTGACTACTATTACATATTTTTCATAGTAAAAATCAATACTTACACCAGAAACATTCACTATATAATCTTTTTCTGGTTGACCATATCCTTTTGATGCTCTTAATTGGACTTGTTTGTTTCCAATTTTGCTCATTATTTTGTTTTGAAAAGTTCCTTTGTTTTGTAAAGTAGATTGTGATACTCTAGTTTCAAAATCACTTAAATCAGATTTAGCATCATATAAATTTGGATCTTCTTGTCCTTGTTGTGTTTGTTGTGCGTTTGGATCTTGTTGTGGAACAGCTCCTGGTTCGGCAGCTTCATTTACTGGTTTTGCAAGAGTATATCCAAGAGCAGTAGCTACATCTGGTCTACCCTTTTTATTTTTAGAAACCCAAGTAGGAACTCTTGGTACACCGGCAGAACCTTCTCCACTACCTGCAGCAGCAGAAGTAGTAATTTCGTCCATTACTTGTTTAATTAATTCTTTGATTTTTTGTTTCAAAGATTCATCTGACTTAATAATTTCTTTGGCTTCGTTCATATTAAATTTGATTTTTGATTTCCTTTATCAATTCATATGATAACAATAGAACCATTACTTGATTGTCTTTAACGAGATTAAATTTTTTAACATTATCAAGTTGTTTTACAGTTTCATTAATTTTGATCTTAATGACATCATCAGAAATTTTATTGGTTAATTCAGCCAATTGTTTCTTAACATTAGTTACTTCACTGTCAATTAATGTTTTCAATGAATTTGTATTGCTTATACTATTAATATATTCTTTTAATAAATTCTTTTGGTTTGAATCCAAATCTTTATACTTTTCATTTAGAGATTCGACCAATATTTTATAACTCAAAAGACGAACTTCTTCGTTTTGTTGTTTATAAACATTAATCATTTCATCTTCGGTTTCTTTATTAACTTTTTTAATGCCACATAAATTTTCAACAATACAAGTTCTGGATGTAACAATTTCTTTTACATCAAACTTAGAATTTTTATCACCGTGATTTTCAAAAATTTTATATATTGAAGCTAAGACTTTATAATTCTTAATACTAGACTTAAATAAATCATTAATTGGATAAACATCTTTGATTTCTTTGATTAAATTATATTTTTCAGATGTTAATGACTTTTGATTTAGTTTGTCTCTTTGTTTTAAAACAATTTCAATATACTTTTCAGCTTGTGTTTCGTCTTTTGCAACTTCATTAACTAAAAAGTTATACAATTGTAACTCTTTGCCTAATTCTTTACTTTCAGAAAAGTATTTAAATAGAATATTCTTGGCAAAAGATTCGTCTTTTCCAGACAAAATATCTGATGTCACTTGTCGAGTGAGCAATTCAAACAATATTCCTGTGTTTCTAAACTTTGAATGCTTAGCTTTGTGCATATAATTTAATCTTCGTTATTTTATAAATATAGTAAATTTATAGTAAAAATCATTTTTAATATACTATTTACATGGATTATTCAATAATATTTTTTTCGTCTAACATCGATAGACTTTTTGTTTCATTTAAAAGTTCTGTTTTGATTTGAGAAGTAGTTTTTAAAAAGTCATTTAAACCCTCTAAACTCAATGGAGATTTGGTTTTGGAACCTTGTCTTAATGGATCAGTTTGAGATTGCGATACATTTTCTTTGCTTCCTAATGGATCATATCCAAACGCAATATCTTTTCTCTTTTTGTGAGATCCTTTTTGTGATGGTCTTTTATATGACCTAAGAGATTTTTCTGTTAATGCAGGAGCTTCACCACCACCAGTTTCACCTCCTGTTGTTTCACCTCCTGTTTCCGTTCCGGCCTCTGCACCACCTGTTTCAGTTCCACCAGCTTCACCTCCACCAGCTTCTGCACCAGTTTCACCTCCACCAGTGCCGCCTTCACCACCTTCTTCTGGTTTAATTTTATTGAATGGTTTAGCAGGATCAATACCTTCATCTTCAATTTGTTTGAATCTGTAAGATTGTTTAGCATCTTCAACCAAATCATTCTTTTGAATATCTACATCTTCTTCAGAAATCTTAAATACATTTTCATATATCCATTTCTTACTAAATAACTTAGTTTCCATCATGTCTTTGGAAAGATTTACTTTGTCTTGCCAAATAGCAATCTTTTCTTTTTCAAAAATTACTGACGGATTAGTTAATTCTAATGTAAAATCAACCAATGATGCATCTTTATACCCTTGAGCATACAAATGTACCATTGCAATTTTGTTTAATTCACTGATCAAAATTCTTTGTACTCTGTTTACTGTCTTTGCAAATCTTACATCTTCACTTGCAAGTGTTGCCTTACCACTCAAATCTTCTTCATAACCCAAAAATGCCTTTGGTATCTTTAATGCAGCCAACATTTTGTTACGAAGATATTCAATGTCATCAATACCATTGAATTCCATACCACTCAATGGTTCAATACTAGTACCACTATCACTACCACGAACTGGTAGATAAAAGTCTTCTACCATGTTTTGTAGATTAAAACGAAGATTATAATCGCCTGTTCTTTCATCAATGTATGGAACCTTTTTCATCTTGTCCATCAACTTTTGCATATATTGATCCACTTCAGATGGTGGAATATTACCTACATCAACCTTAAATATTCTCTTTTCTGGAGCACGCATTACACGGTGAATTAACATTGCATCTTCCATCAAAGATAATTGTTTCCAAACTCTTCTACCACCTTCAATAATACTTTTACCATATGGAATAAAATTACTATCACTCAACATTCTAAAATGAGCAACTTGATAGTTTTCTAATTCTTCTAATCTACCACCTTCTGGTAAATTAATTTGAAATTTTACATAGTTCTTATTTGTTAAATCACTATTTTCTACACGGGTAACATTGTATGCACTAATAGGTTCTACCATGTAGACACCATATTCTGGACTAATATACATTTTCAAATAGAAATCACCATACTTTACAAGATTTCTAGTCCAACTCCACATGTTAAATTCAATATTAAGAATATCATAGAACAAATTATAAAGAATTTGTTTGATGTTATCATTACTTGAATGAATTATTAATATTTCCCCCAATTCATTCTTAGTTACACATTCATCTGCGTAAATGTCCAATGCAGATGCAATGATTGGGTCCATATCCATTGTATCATAATCACGGAATAGTTCAATACGAGCAGCTTGATAACTTAAAGTGAAATCTCTGCTGTATTGATTATATGAAGATGTTCTAATTCTATTAAAACGATCTCTAAGCGTATTACGGTCAGTAGCATACATTACTTCATCTGTATCTACTACCTTTAATTTCTTACCACCTACATTACGAATTACCGCATCAGTGGAAAAAAGTCTCTTTAATTTAGAATATAAAGATCTTTGTTTTAATATTTGAAATTCTTCGTTTGCCATAGTTTTATATATATAAATATGTTACAATAACCAAGTTAGGTTTTCTTTTTTA